ATAGTATATCTGAAACAGAAGCAGATTTAAAAAGGCTTTATGAAGCTAAAGTTCAAGAGGCTATCAGATACTATAAAAATAGTTTTCCTGAGTACATAGAAGCTTTAGAAGACCAAAATGAAGAGATATCTAAATTAAAAGCTGAGCAATACCAGGCAAAAACTGTAAGAGAAAAGAAAGAATATCAAGAGTTAATAGATGAGGCGTTTGCTAAAATATTTGTACATAGCAGAGTTTTACGTGATATGATGATTAAAGAAGGTATAGTACCTTCATATGAACAGTTTATTGAGTTATCTCCAATGCAGCGTAATACTACAGCTGCTAGAAATAATAGGGTGTTAGACTTGTATCAAAGTATATTCTCAAGACCTGAAATTTTAACTAAGCTATTAATGCCTAACTCAGTAGAAGATTTACGTTCTGCAAATGAGGCTTTTGATGAGTTTGACCCTGCTCCTGATGAGATTAGTCCTTTATCTATTATCACGCAAGATAATTTATTTGATGATAATGCTTCAGGTAAGACAGGTATTGGTATTGCTTCTCTATGGAATACATTCCACTCTACAATCCAGTATCATGATATAATCTTATCTAAAATTGGATTTAGTAAAGAGAGTCACATGCATTATATTAAAGCTATGGGGCCTAAATTTATAATCGAGAAAGACGGTAGAGAGGTAGAAACTCAAGAAGAGAAAACTCAAGATGAACATAAATTAGAATTAATAGCATGGCAACATATTGAAGAACAGTTTTTTGCAAGAACTGGTAAAAAAATACCAGCTAAATATAAAACTTCTACAGGCTTACATAAGCTAGGAAAGGTTAGAGGGGAAAATGGTAACTTTATTTCCTATATTATCCAGGTTGTACAGTCTGCAGCTGTGGATAACGCAAAAGAACAAGAGTTGAATAGAGCTAATTTAAATTTAGAAACTTTTAACACAGCTCTTTACTTAGCGGCTATGGGTATTGATGATTTTAATATGATTGTAGGATTTATGCGCCAGCCTATTTTGAAAGAGTGGGTTAAGCAGGTAAATTTCAAAAAGACAAAATCTAGTACTCAAACTAATTATGGAAGTATGGATGTGTTAGCTGCTGCTGAATTGGTAGAAAAGTATAAAAATCTTTTACAAGAATTAAAAGCAGATGTTCATGATGCTGTTTATGAAGATGATTTAATTCAGGCTTTCAGTATTAAGAATTTACAAGCTTTGATGAAGGTATCAAAATCTCTAAAAGAAGATGTTGAAGTACCTAGAGAAACTCTTATTAAATATTATACCGGCCAATTAGAAGTATTAAAAGCTTTTATGATGTATAAGAAGGAAGGTGATATCCTTGCTCAAATGATGAATGCTTACAATACTGATACACAATCTATAGGTAAAAACTGGTTTACTGTAAAGAAAAAGAATGAAGCAGGTATTAGTTCAGGTATATTACCTTCAGAACAAATGACAGCTGCTAAGAAGTTATTTGTAGGACAGGATTCATTACTAAGTACATTAAACGGTAGGATATTAGAAGATGCTATAGGTTTGGGTATGACAGTATTTAATCAAGATGACTTATTCCCATACTCAAAACCATTCTTTAAAGAAGCTTTTAAAATAGAAGACCATTTAAATAGAAAGGTAAATGACCAATTATTTAGAGATATTAAAAGATCAATACTATTATTCTTAATGAGTAATACAGATTTAAATATTTATAAAAATAAGGATTTAACAGCTAAAAAATTAAGAAGTAAATACGTACGCTCAAAAAATAATATAGCTAAACAATTAGCAGAATTAAAAAATAGAGATGAGTTTGCTTTAAATGTATTTCTACAAAGATTAAATACTTCAGATAATAGAACTCTTAAAAAAGCTAAAATTTCTAAAGTAGATTTTATGCATTTGAATATGGAACCTAATGAAGTTATTTATGTAGTGTCTGCATTTTTAGAATTACTAAATAGTCAAGATGAGCAAGCAAAAACTTTTGCAGAAGGCTTAATTGAATACTCTTATTTAGTAGAAGGTTTAGTATCTTCTTCTAGTTCTGTGGCTTCGTATATACCTATCCAAGTTATATTGGATGCTGCTGTTGCCCAACAAGTTTCTCAAATATCTAATCTATTAAGTCCTGAAGTAATTGAAAGATTCCATGACCAATTTGTGAGGCATAATAAAGATAAGTTACCTAGGATAAAATTTACAGGAAATGCTGCGACAGATGGCCCTTATACTCAAGTTGTTCTATCTGAATTAGGTGTACCTAAATATGGATTAATAAGACGTGGAGGAAAAGATAGGATTCATAAATTTTTTAAATCTGAAACTGTTGATGGCGTAACAAGTCATATTTATAAATACATGCCTGAATTAGGACATGAAAAATTACCTGAATATGACTTTAAATTAGACGAACCTTTAAGTGAATTAAAAAGAAATAAAGTACCGAATAAATTAAAGCATTCTGCGTACAAAGGAAAGATTGAAATACGTTCTACTAAACAGTCTGTTACCAATAATAAAAAAGCGGCGGAAGCTGTTAATGATGAGGCAACTACTTTAGAAACGTCAGACAACGCTGCTCCTATGTTAGCATTTGATGAATCTATGGAAAATCTATTCTTTAGTAAAGAAGATGCTAGAGATACTGGGGAGACTACACAAAAAGCAGAAAATAAACAAGGAGATTTATTTGCTGGAGTAGAAGTATCTTTTGAAGAGATTAAATCAAATGCCTTAGATACTCTTAAAAGTAGAACTGATAAATTATCAGATAGACAAATAACTATCTGGACGAATAAAATTAATAAAGCAAAAACAGATGAGGATTTGAATAATCTAATTAAAAAAATCTGTAAATTATAGTAATATGATAAGTTGTCCTAATATAAATTCCCAAGAGTGGAAAGATTTAGTAAAAGAGGTAGGAGAAAATGTAGCTTATGTTGAATGGAATAAGCGTGAGTTAGCAGGTAATACCTGGAATGAAGTAGACTTAACTAAAGAAAAGACTGAGTCTAGTTTTATGCTTTCTAAAAGTAAAAATGCCCTTATAGAAGAAGCAGCTAAAGAAACTACCATACAACTAACATCAAGTTCTGCAGAGTTATTTAAATATAGAGTTGTACAAAAAGGTAAAGTTGTAGGAGAATTAAATTTAGAGAATGACGGTGTATACGCTACAGCTATTAATACTAAAATAAACGGTAAACCTGGTACTGGGCATGCTGCCTATATGCTAGCCTCTGCAGAAATGGCTAAATTAGGTTTACAGCTTCGTAGCGATTCTATAGAAAAGAGAATGACTACTCCTGCAATTAAAATGTGGGAAAGGTTTATGGATGCCGGATGGGCAGAAGAAGCTGGAGATCATTTTGTATTTACTAAATATTCAGAAAATAATAAACCTGTTACTGCTGGAACTTTCCAAGAAAAAGCATTAAAGTTAGCAGCTGCTTGGAATATGTCTACTAAAGGATTTATTAATAGTCCTGCTAGTAATTTAGACTATCTAAAGCAAGATATCGCTAAATTAAATCTAGTAGGAGTTACAGCTCATGTAACTAGTACTGGTAGTATGTATATTAAAAGAGATGGTAAAAAATATAATCCTTTTAAATCAACTACAGCCCAAAAAACTTCTAAAAGTAACGCTGAAGTAAATCAAGAATTAAGAAGTATTTTATTAGAATTTTTAGATAAGTTAGGGGTAACAGTAAAAGACCAACAAGTTGTTTTAAAAAGCGGTGATAGTAATGCTGAGACTGAATTCTTAAAAAAGGCTGGTAAGATTGTGGATATCATAATTCGAATAGCCCAAGGGAAAGAATTTAATGATACTTTAGCTGAAGAAACAGCTCACGTTTTTGTAGAATTACTAGGAGAAAATCATCCTATGCTGCAAGAAATGTTTGAGTTAATTACAGAAACTGAAATTTATCAAGAAGTTTTAGCAGAGTATGGCTCAGATATAAACTATAAAGATAATCCTTATAAACTTAAATCTGAAGCTGTAGGTAAACTATTAGCTAGTTATTTGTTGAAGCAATTTGAAACTGTTAAAACTAAAAGCTCTCCTACCATTTTCTCTAAATTAAAAGAGTTGGTAGATATGATTTTAAAATTATTTAAGACAGTTAATCATGATACTTTTACGCAAAGACTAGACCGTGTTTTTGAAACAGCTGCTACTCAGATTTTAAATAAAGACATTACAGGATTATCTAAAGATAATGCTAAGGCAGGATTATTCGCTCAAAAAACTGGAGCTGAATACCATGAGCAAGAACGTGCTAGAGATTATAAGTTTAGAAGTGAACAGCCGCTAGAAGAAAAGATTGTAAGTGAATGGAAAAATCAAATCGATAGGTTACAAAAACAATTAACTCCTAATAGAGAAGCTGATAATATTTTTATACAAGGTGAAATTTCAAAACTAAATGAAAGAATTAGAGGATTTGGTACTGCTAATTCAGGAAATAGATTAGACCATTTAGTACAGTATGCAAATACGGATTTAAATGAGATTGAGTCTATGTTAGCTAAATTTAATCAGTTCGATGCTAGAGAAGCTGCTAGATTTTATTTAATGGCTAATCAGTACTTAGAAGGTTGGAAAATATTGAATAGGTCTGTAGACTTTAGTGGTGGAGTATTAGGAGAAGAGGTTGAAAATACCTTACAGGCTCAATATCAAAAAGTTAGTGGTAGAGCTGAGCTATTACAAAATAGATTGATTGAGATTTATAAAGAAGAATATAATCGTAGGTTATCCGGTACTAAAGGTGTAGAAGACTTTTTTGTAGAATTTGTAGATACTAATTTCTTTGAATCACAATTTTTAAATATTTCAGTTAGTAAGATACCATTAGTTCAAAAGATTTATGATATAGTACAAAAAGCTAATTATCTAGCTCATGAAAATACAATAGAGACAAATAAAAAAATAGAATTTGAAACTAAGCAATTAAAGAAATGGGCTAAAGATAATGGAATATCTGACAATGAGTTATGGAAAATTTTCCAACAGTTAGATAGTGAAGGGAAAGCTACAGGAAACTATATACACGAGGTTTCTCAGGAATTTTATGAGACTAAAGCTAAGTTATATAAAGAATGGAGAAAAGCTATCGATGCTGGTAATAAAAGTTTAGCTACGCAAAAGAAAAATGCCTATAGAAGATGGTTAAATAAGAATACTACTAAACGCGTTGATAAAGAACGTTGGGAAGCCGCTAAAGAAGCTATTAAACTTAGATATACTGATGTCAACGGTGTCTTAGATAAAGCTGCATACGATAAATGGTATAGAGGATATGAACCTGATGGTGCTGGTGATAATAGTGATCATTATATAATTAGAGAACCTAAAGTCGATTTATGGCCGGATTCTAGATTTGCACGTATTCAAAATACTCCTCAATTATTACAATACTATAATTTCTTTACGGAGTTACTTACAGAACGTAAGAATGCATTACCTTATAATCCTAGACTAAGGGTTCCAAATTATCTACCTGAATTGTATAAAAAAGGTATAAAAGAAGGACTGAGTGTAGGAAATATTATGCAATCTGCTGGTAATGCTGTCTGGAAGACCTTTTCTGCCCCTTTACCTGCCTCTGAATCGTCTAAAAGTGAAGATCCTACTACAGGTATGCCTGAAAAAACTATTCCTGTATACATGCTTTCTGGGCAAATTAAGCCTGAAAATAAAGACAATAATTTAGAGAATATTTTAAAAGCATTTTCTGGAATGTCTTATTTATATGAACAACGTTCACAAGTTGAGCCAGATTTGCTAGTACTAAGAAACTTATTTGGGGAAGTTGCGGAACAACTATCTAATACTCCTCAAGGAAATATAAATACCTCTAGGTTCTATGAGAAACGTAAAGGTCAGAGTAGAAATACCATGGCTGCTTTAGATTATTTCCTAGATGCATCTTTATATGATACTAAGACTAACGATCCTGACGCTTCTAAAACATTAACTAAAACTATTAAAGATCCTATTACTGGTAAAGAAAAGATACAAGGTTTTTCATTTACTAGACTAGCTGAATTTTTAATACACTGGACTAGAAGAAAAGGAATGGGCTTCAACTCATTTGCAGCAACTGCTAACTTATTCTTTGGTATTCTTTCTACGCATATAGAAAGTAATGCAGAACAGCATTTTAATCAACATCAATCTAACCAAGCGTTAATGAAGATGTTAAATGTAGCATTAGGTGGTAAATTAAATGCTGAAGGTAAAAAAATACTATTATTGATGGACAAGTTTGATGTAATGAAAGATTACATGGATGTCAGTTCAGAAGGTAGTTTAATTAATACTAAAAAGATTGATAAGCTTTTATTTGCTTTACAAGGAGTTACTGAGAATTTTATATATGGACATACTTTTTTATCTATCTTATTTAATCAGAAAATAACTGATAAATACAATAAAGAAAGGAATTTATATGAAGCGTATAAACTAGTGGATGGAGAATTAGTATGGGATACTGAAGAATTTGGAGCGGAAGAATTCAAAGAAAAGAGTGAACAAAAATACCAATTACGACAAAAAATAGAACGTATAACTGAAGATCTTCATGGAGATTATAATAGTCTCAATCCTAAGCTTATTAATAAAACCGTTTTAGGTAGAATTCTAATGGTATTCCGTAACTGGTTACCTCAAGGTTTACATACTAGATTTGCTTCAGAAAGAGTAGAGTCTAGATTTGGAGAAGATTTTGTTAAGAAAGGTAGGTTATTAAGTTATGGTGCTTATTTTAATAAGTCTCCTGAAGGTAAGCGTTTAGGTATTGTTAATCTGTTAAAAGATATGACATTAGAACTATCTAAACAAATTATTAATTCTATCACATTTGGAAAAGAAACTGTAGACTTTAAGGCTTTTGAAAATCTAACTGAAGTTGATAAAGCTAATATGAAAAAGAACATAGCTGCTTTACGATTTACTTTAATGTTAATGGCTGTAGGAGTTATTATAAAAGGTTTAACTATAGATGATGATGATGATAATGAACAATCATTAGCCAAATTCTTACTAATGAGTATATATAGAGTTGAAACGGATTTAACTTTTTACTTAAATCCCAATGCTCAACAAATAATCTTAAATGATTTTGTACCGTTAGCAGGAACTATTGGAGATATAATTGAGATAGGAGATGCTACAGTAAGATTAATATCAGGAGATGATATAATAGAGTCTGGACCTAATGCAGGTAGAAGTAACTTTATTAGACAAACTAATCAAGCCATACCTATGTTAGCACAAATTCAACGTTTATATGAATTAAATGGAATGAATATTGAGGGTAGGAAAAGCTATTAATTGATACTGTTATTATAAACAATAGATTAAGGGGAGTTAAATACTCCCCTTTTTTATTATATCCTTCTAAAGAATTAATTATCTTCATAATCTATCGAAAATTCGTCTATAAAGTCTGTACTTGATTCTAGCTGATCTGCAAAATTTCTTAATACGTCAGGTATATCTGAGCCAAATCCTTCTATCGAATCAATTTCAGGGGATACGGCTGTAAATTCACTTGCTGCTTCATTATAAAATATATTAATTGTTATGTCTTTCATGTTTATAAATCACTAATTATTGATTTAAAGAACTTATGTAATCATTACAACTACCGTCTTTAAAAATAATCAGTATATGATTATTTAATTGTTTTTTTATTAATAAGTTTCCTGTATTATCTCCACTATCTATTATTTTATAGTAGTGATAATCTGCTTTACTTAACCTATAAGCTGTTTGTTCTTGCTCTTTAGTAGGTTTGTAAAGGTTTTTGTCTTGTATAAATACCTTTTTCTTCTTAGGCATATTAAAAAGGGGAGCTGCCACACTCCCCATAAAAACAGTGTTATATTATTAAAATTATTCGTTAAATGACTTCCAACCATTTTTTGGGTCATCAGGAGATAAAACTCCTCTTTTTACAGATTCTTCAAACAGTGTTTGATTTGGGTTAGCGCAGTCACATCTATTTGTATGACCGCAATAACAAAGTTTACCCTCTTCATTTTTAGTTTCTTCTCTTAAGGTTATCCACTTTTCAAAGTTAGCTCTTTTTTGAAGAGTTATGGACTCATCACTTAATTCTTTTAATTCGTCTAAAGATAATGGTATAAAATTTCTAAGTTTTGCATCCACATTTATATAACGTGGATCATCAATACTGTTTTCATGTACATGAGCATGAATATTCGCTTTGTAATATTGTACTTCCTGCGGATGAATTGGGCAATGTGTAATAGCATAACCTTTATAATCAATCATACCTGCACAAGTTTGTCCATACTGCATAAGTTCAGGTACATGTTTAGGTAAATCATGGTTACCTAACACAAAAATTTTATTACCTTTTAGTCTATCTAAATGACCATAAAATAAGTTAGTTTCCATAGTAATATCACCTAAAACATATATTAAATCTCTTTTATTTACATGAGAATTCCATACTTCAATGAGTGTCTCATCATGATCAAAAGTATCATTAAATCCTCTATGAGCAGCCATCCATTTATGTCCAAAATGTAAACAGCCTATAAATCTTGTTGTCATAATTTGTTTTTTTTAGGTATCTACTAAATGTCTATACTGAATAAATCCTCTAAAATTTCTACACCAACCAAAATCACTATGTTCATTTCCCGCTTCTACCTCTTTACCTTTTGTAGGCCTAGTTTGTGTATAATGAAAATGCTCATCTTCAGTCATAACTCTAGCACAATGCTCAAATGGAGACATGTGGCCTTCTTTTAATAGCCTATCATGTAACTTAACATCAGCTTCATAATCAATCTTAGGATTATCACCTAGTGTTTCATAGCTTATTCTAGCGCATCTAGCTGTTGCTATTTTTACAGATAAGTCTTCCATTTCTTTAATAGGAACATCCATAAAGCTCCAACTTCCTTGGCGACTTACAATATCGTAAAGACGTGATTCTTCTAAATTATCTCCAAAAGGTATATGCCATTCGCCTTCTTCAAGTTCTTTAGGAGTAGATTCACTGATAGCATCCCACATTAATTCAGCTATTGCTTGAATATGGATATCTGCTTGACTTTTATTTGCTTTTAGCCACATCAAGTCTGTGTATTTATCTAATACAACAGGTTGTTTCTTCTTAGCATCTTTTTTACTACGATGATATTCATTAGGAAAATTACTAAACCAATATTGAGGACATCTCAACTTAAAGAAGTTCTCCCACTCCGTAGCAGTTACAATTACTGTATGCCACATGAAAGGTTCGAGAAGTCTATTACAAAGTTGTTTAGTTATACCTATATCAGTAAGCTCGTTAGCTTGACTTACTGCTCTATCCCTTGCTTGCAGCCAATTATCTATTGATTCATCAATATCTTCTTTTTCTGTAAAATATTCAGTTCCCTGCATACCTTTATGATCTTTTTGCCAAGCAATAGGAATAAAAGGATTTTCTTCTACCATTTTTACCATTTTTTTAAATGGTATAGCTCTTGAGCTAGCACTATTCCTTGAAAACATTCTGTGAGTATTAAACTCAGCTAACATTATTCTAGGAAAAGTTATTTTCATTGTTGTGATTCTATCCCCTGTAGGAGATAGAGAATCAGCTAGTATTTCACAATTATACATTATTTTACCCACATCTTTGTGATAGTAGTATCTACATCCATATTTACTTGGCTTACATACTTATTACCACAATCTATCATTATTGTTTCCATTTCTTTAGCAAATCTTTCTGCGAAATCTTCACGCACTTCTACATCAATTTGATCATGTACTGTACATATTAAATAGGCACATGTGCCGTATTCTTTATTATATCTAGATACTAACTTTCTAACACCTACTAAAGCTTCTTTAGTAATATCAGCACCAGTTCCTTGTATTGGAGCATTCATACCATTACGTTCAGTACTACCTTCGATTTTATAAATCTCTCGCCAACTTTCTGTGTCAGTAGGATTTAAAGCTCTTAAATACTTAGCACGTCTCATATCTGGATACCATCTTCTTCTTAAACAAGGAGCATATGTAGAAGAATACATATTTCTTTTAGCCTTATTACCCTGCTTGTCTAGCCACTTATTTAATCTAGGAAATGCCTTAGCATATTCTAAAAATAATGATTCGGCTTCATCCATAGAAATCTTTAGGGTAGAGGCTAATTTAAGAGGCCCCATTCCATAAGGCTTACCAAAATTAATCGTTTTAGCTTTTTGCCTTAAATCTTTATCAGCTTTAGTTATTTTACGTTTAAACATCATAGAACCCACAAAACAATGTAAGTCGTCTCCAGAATTTAAACAATCAATAAAACCTGATTCGTTAGAAGCATCAGCCATTAGTCTTAATTCTTGTCCGGAATAATCAATGGAAACCCAACTATATCCTTCTCTAGCTTCAAAACAATTTCGTGTTGTATTATCATTAGGAATATTTTGTAAATTAGGAGCATTCATTTGCTCACTTCCTGAACTTATTCTTCCTGTGGCTAATATTTGCCAGAAATTAGTATGTACTCTACCGGTATTATTATTAATGTATTTTAAGAAAGATTTACCGTAAGTAGAAACTCTTTTAGCAGAAGTTCTATAATCTATTAATTTACCAAATAGAGGATGTTTATTAACATTGGCTATTAAAGCTTGATTAGAAGTATTTTCTAATTCTATACCTGTGTAATTAATTAATTTTTGAACCTGGCTAGGAGAAGAGTAATTAATATTTAATTGTCTTTCTTGTTCTCCAAATAAATTTATAACGCCATTAGACTTATAATAGTTTTTTAATATAGGGTCTGTTAATAGTAATTCATCTAAAGCGTCTTCATACTTAATAAGGTCGTCTTCATACTTTTCAGCCAGTTTAAGCCACTTTTCAGTATTTAGGTACATACCATTCAATTCAATGTCTGCTAACGCCTTAACTACCTCAAATTCTAAATTAGCGCAATATTGTAATTTATACTTCGATAATTTTGCTTCTTGCTGTTTTTTAATATCATGTAAGTATTTAACATCTAAAGAGCCATATTCTATTTGTTTAAATGTTAAAGGTTTGTCTTTAACTAAATAAAATTCTCCTCTAGTATCTTTACTTAACGTTACATTACAGTAGCGTTTGACAAGCTTATCTAATCCATATCCCCACTTTTCATATCCGCAATAAATTATACATTCTGCTAACATAGTATCGTAAATACGTTCTAATATAATTCCAGCTATTTTTAAAAAGCTGTAATCAAATTTAGCATTATGTAATATACATAGTTTAGATTCTAATAAATTCTTAAATAACAAAATGTCAATATGTCTACAATCAATAACGTATTGATTATTAGTATCGCCAATCTGTAGAGAAATTATCTTTTTTGTATGAGGATCTCTACCTTGAGTTTCGGTATCTACTTGTATACTATAATGATTTTTAAAATAATTTAAACAATCTTCTACTGAAGCATTTTGTATAATGTTTTTATTACCATCAAAAAAATTGTTTTGTCCTACAAAATAAATCATGTTATTTTATATACAGCCTCCTCAAAAGAAAAGTAATGAATAGGCTTCATCAACGAGGCGGCGTATTCACACTCAGCTTGAACTCCTACTGAATTACGTACTAAACTCATTCCATCTTCAGTGGGAGGAATTACTACCCAAAGCTCATCACACCAATCAATAAATTGTTTATCCATATTTTGCCAAAAATTCCAATCGCCCTCTAGGCCATGGTTTTTAGCTAATGGATGAGAGTGTGTAATTGGAGAAAATACGTTAAATTCTTTATTTCGTAAAATCTCTACACACGCTTTATTTACTAATTCGTATGATTCATCTTCCATTCCTGTATAAGGAATAGCTAAATAAATCTTAGTTAGATTCATAATATTCGTTCCTACTATCAATTATACCAGGAATATCTATAAATTTAGGTTTATTTCTCATAACGTAGTTTAAAAACATTACGTTACATCCTATATGACCTGTATGAGGTAATCCACTTTCTGGATCTAAAAATTCTCCACGTTGGAGCGCTGCAACATGGCGTAGTAAACTATCAAGAATACTAGTTACAGGTAAACCTTTTCGCCAGTTATCTCTACTATATTTATTAGCGCCAAATTGCAACACATCAGCAACGTCAGAGAAGCTATCTAAATCTAACAAACTTAATTGTGATTTAGAATCGTTATATCTTAATGCTTGTTCCATTAATCATTACTAAAAATCACAGCTACTTCAGCCTCATTGAACATTTCTAATGAGACTTTATGTGACTCTTCCCACCCCAACTCTTTAGGAGCTGGAGAATATACATTTTTTATGCCGCAAGCTATTATTGCTCGCGCACAATCTGCACAAGGAAACATAGTAGTTATCATTGTACTACCTTCTAACTTTGTGCCTTTACTACTTGCAGTAAAGATGGCATTTCTTTCTGCGTGTTCTGTCCAAAGATATTTTTGAGGGCGTTCTTTTCTTGATTTCACGTCATCATTAATACCTTTAGGAAAGCCGTTATATCCAACACTTAATATTTTGTTGTCTGTATCAGCTATTACACACCCTACTTTCGTAGGATCATCTTTACTCCAAGAAGCAACTAGATTTGCTAAATCTAGAAATCTACTATACCATTTCATCTCTAGTAGACCAATCTCCGGATTTAATATAATTTTGAGGTTCTATCATTCCTCTATATACCCAAATAGTATAAGTTTCGTTACCAACTGTAATCCTTTCTGGAATATAGTTAGCTCCTATTTCCATAGCATTAATAGCATCATATACTTCTTCAGCTACTTCAAATAAATCTACTTGAATTGTGTCCGAATCGTCTATACTTTTCTTAATACCTGGATATGCTCCACCATGTAATGAATACAATTTAAAATTAGGTACTTCAACTGTTGTTTTATATACCATATTTTCTGCTCCAAACATTGCTTGAAAGCGTTGTAAATTATATTCCTTTTGACGTAAGGATCCGTATACTGCAATATTTCTCGTCATTATTTATTTTTAAAGTTAAAAAAATTTATTTAATTTACCAAATTTGGTACGTTAATTAATGTTAGTCTCCATACACTATGGATTGTCCAAAAAGTGGTTACATTGTCATCTTCTTTGATAATTTTAATAACATTATCTGTAGAAAAATATTCGCTAATTTCTTTTTGGATTACCACACAGGTAGCTATACGAGGGGTATAAATTAATTCTCCCTCTATTTTAGTACCTACTTTATTGTAGCGTATGTGTTTTGAATTAGACTTACGTTCTCCTATTTTCTCTAATATACATTTCATGCGTTAATTTTAACAGTTTCTGGAATTAGTGCAAACTCTTCAACAATAGCTTGTGCAGTTTCTTTATCATAAGAGTTAATTATATTTTCAACATTAATGTCAGTACCTCTTAATAAATCATTAATAGTCCTACCTTCCCTAACGTCATTCATAACACGTTCAACTCCTTCAAATACCCATTCAACAAGTTCTTTAGAAGAACACCAAAATGATGATAAAGACCTGTATTCTAACCCATAAGGTTTTAACCTACAAGCTCCTGCAACACCATATAAAATTCGTCTATCAGTATCAGTATCTAATAATAAAGAAGGTATACCTAAATAAAAATCTAACAGTTTGACAGCTTCAAAACAAGCATCATTATCTTTCGCAAATAAGTCATAGCCTATATGTATATGACCTCCAGTTGTGCGTAATAATGGATACTTCTCTTTAACTTCATCAGAAACTATAATAAGAGCTTCATCCCATGCATTTATATCAGGCTCGCACCCAAATACTTTAGCTTGTTCTGTTAGTAATTCTTCTTCAGGAAATTGTGCTGACGCGATAACCTTAACCGGATATTGTGTTTTCTCTTGAATATAATCAATAGTATATTGAATATCCTGCCACATATGTTCAGGATCAGTTGTTGGAGAAACATTAAATTCGGCTGCTACATTATCTTCTTGCACAAAACATCCTTTTCTATTAAGCTTTTTAGGCTCATCTTTAGTACCTCCCAGTAATCCTACTACTGAAACATACTTTTCTTCATTATTTGGCTGACATAAAAATACTTCTATATCAGCTCCTACTTTATACTGTGACATTCTCAAATAAATATTGGTTTATTACGTTATTACTCCATTCTATAGCCTCCCTATTTTGTGAAATATCCATTAATTCTGGATGATACTGCATGCATAAACAATTAGTTTGTCCAAAATAGACTACTTCAGGTTCTCTGTAAGTAGCTGCAAAATGATAATCTTCACTATTACCATTTTCATGGATAGGAGAAATCTTATTAGGAGTGAATCCTAATAATTTATAAGTCTGTTTATTTAAATTTCTTAAATAAATCTGTTGATGGTGGGTAGAATTTACTGTCAATATTTTACCATCATATGTAGCCATTAAATGCCAATAAGGATGTTTCATATGTTGTACTAAACTAGCACCATTCATCACACTTAAAAATTGAGAACCTCTACAAATACCTAACATAGGTACTTTACCTACGTATTCTTTAAAAACAGACTGATGTAATTTATCAGTACTATCACTAAAGCCAGTAAATGGATGAGGATCTTCTTTGTATAGAGATGGAGAAACGTCAGCTCCTCCAGGAAAAATAATTAAATCAGCCTCTTCCGGATTTTGAACTTCTTCAAAACCATCAATAAAACTGCTTAAATTATGTTTAAAGCTAAATGCTTTTTTCATGTTTTTCGTTATTATATCTAAAAATTTCTGTTTCTAAATCTGGAATACTATCTAATTCTGCATCGTCAGATAATGTAACACCTAAAGCTTTCTCTAAATCCTTTTTAACAGTTTCTCTTTTAAAACATATTAAAAATCTCGGATCAGTAGGTTGAAAAAATCTAGTAATAAATCTTTTGTCTATTTTAGAATAACGTCCTGCTTTAAAATGATTGTAGTCATCTAATTTTTCAGGAGGTATTTTAAATACTAACATGATTTCACCCTCAGGCAAATCATAGGAAGTTATAAAAGTAGAGTTAGCCTCTTGTTTTTCTAAAAATCGACTGAATTGATCTGTATGCTCGTAAGAGAATCTTACATATAGAGAATCAGGATAATCTGTATGATGCCCATCATCTCCAAAATAACAGTTTAAAAAGTTATCGTGTTTGAATAATTCTGTAAGATTAATATTAAGCATATATAGTAAGTACATTGTACTTCTAGTTTTTACTGTATCATATAATATCATTTACTACCTGGAATGGATATGTATTCACACCCTTCATAATCAATAGGATATTCCCAATTGTTAGTAGCATTTCTATATTTATATTCATCCAGTAAGTTTTTCCAACCTCGGTACTTATAACTGTTAAGTATCCTTCCATTTTTTCCAAATTCTAATTCCTCTTTAGTCATTTCAAATACTAAAGGAGGATTAAATAAGGACTTTTCACACACTATAAATTTAAAAGGTAAAATTTCTTTATCAGGATATTGTTGTTGTAACAATGCTGTATAGAAACTACCTTGAAAATCATAACCATATTGTAAATAAGATCGTTTAAAATCATAAATATCTTTACCTGTAGTTTTGATGTCTATAGGTAATATAGTTTTATCTGTTTCAATAACCATATCTAACAATCCTTTACAAGGAACGTCTTCAAGATTACCTACTATAGGAACTTGATATTTTGTATTTTCTGTAAAATATACAGAACAATGTGGATCAGATAATATTGTATGCACAATTTCAAATGTATTTTTGTATACACTTTCGCTTAGTGCTATTTTATTTTCGTTTTCTTTTTGCTCTTTGTAATAATCTAAAAAGTTGTCTTCAAAACGTTTAATAATGGCGCCAAGACTAGCTGCCCTGGGACTCCACTCTCCTGCATCATATGCTTCTTGATAAAACATACTATTAGGGGTGTCGCCAAGATCATTTAATTCTAAAAGCTTTTTAACAAATACTGCCATTTTACCAGTTGGTTTTTCAGCAGCACCTACATAAAATTTAGAATGAAAAGCATCTTCGCCATTAGTTAGTAATGTATCGACAGCATCACCTTCAACAAAGGCAATACTATCGTTATTATATACATTAAATTTAAACGCTTTTGGAGACCTTCTTAGAAGTTTTAGACTAGATTGATTTACACAATCTAATGCTCTATATTCTTCGTTAGTCATTTATTTTGTATGCCTTAGCAATTAGTTTTAACCAATCGTCATAAGGCATGATGATTAAATCTTCATAAGCTTGTAGTCTCGTGGCTCTACGCCTTTGATGTCTAATTATTTTTGGGTAACTATGCTCTAATTGATTTGGAGGAAAGTTTTGTTTCAAACATTCATCCATCTCATTAAATATAGTAGTGTAGTTCAAAGAACTTTTAACATTTTTTACTTGTATAAGTAAAGGTACACCCCAAATATCTATTTTAGAATCATCGTATAATCTACTAGCTTGTCTAGAAGTTTTGATAAACTTTGTATCAATATTAAAAGTCTGGGTAAGGATCTTTTGCAATTGTGGTAGATTCTTCAGATCTGTCACTGTACTCCTCTCTAAGGAGTGACCCTTCCGGCGATTGTTTTTTTGATACGTTTTCTTTGTATAATTCTTCAAGTTGTTTTATCACACCATTAAAAGTATCCTGAAACTCAGGTTCATTTAACGCTATGTCAATTAATTGATTCATTACAGCTTGGGACTGCGTAGGATTTATAAGTTCTACAATTATAAGTTTGGCTAGAAATCCTAATCGTGCCGGAGACCCTTCCTGATGCTCAAGAAGTATTCCTTTAATCGCTGCAGAAACGGTATGAGGGAAAAACTCATTCTGTATCTTAGAGTTGCGAAAATTAGCAACAGCTTCGAAAAATATATCATTGCCCAAAGCTTTTGTAATAGACTTAACAATCTCAGCCTGCCCAAACACGGCAGAACCGTTTGCAGATTCTGGGTGTCTATTAATTGTTTCATTTTCTTCTTTTAAAGTTAGCCACTGTTCAAACGTCGTAGGCTCTCTAAAAGTATCAGAGCCCCACTCAACTTTTTTTAGATCAAGCGACTTATAATTATCTAAACCTCCATAATGGGAAGTATTTGAACTAAGATTTCTTCTTGAAGGCTTAATGTTAAAAGCAGGAGAGCTATTTTCAGAATTAACTGGTCCTAACTCCTTATAAAAATTTTCCAATTTTAAAATAGGATATTTAATAGGCTCGCAATCAGCATTTATTTCACTATGAGGAACAAACTTTTTGTCCAAAAAATATTGTCTAAATTTTTCAATAGTAAAATCTTTATGCTTCAATAAAGTATTTACTAAATCAGTTCTAAATCCAGATTTTTTAGCATTTCCTGCTGCAAATACGTTTATAGTATCCTCTAAAGTAATTAAAGAACTTTTAGATAAAATATCATGTGGATGCTTTTCTACATATTTAATAATACTTGCGCAAATAAATAACCAGTTTATAATTAATTCTGGGTTATATGTAGAGTGATGTATCCTAAACTCAATAGTACCATCTTTCTTAAACACTAAAGGTATTAAATTTACCCAATGATACCTGGCTTCTCTTTGCCATTTACGTCTATCATCTATATCTTCTGGGTGATGATCTCTATTATTATACCTACCTAAATCATATCCTCCTGATAAAAATTTATAAAGAATATTCATATCAGTAAGTACTTTACCTTTAAAGTTTTCGATATCAGTAATATCTTCTTTAGAATAGTTACCGATATTTAGTAAAGGAAGCATTTTACAATATTCTTTAGATGATCCTAAGAATTCTCTTTGATTTCTTTTAAAGAAAGGTACTAAATCAAATACTTCTTGTTGCAACTGACATGCAGCAGCATAAAAAGCAGTGATAAAAATCTTATCTTTAAAAGTATTTCCAAAATGAATATGTAAAGAACAGGAAAAATCAAATTCGCAATATTTATTTAAAGCTAAACAAATATTTTCAATAGTTTGTAATCCTTTAGCTCCTTTTAAAGGAATTGTAGTATATTCATAACCAGATATAGAACCGTCTCTAACCGGTATTAATCCTAAATCAAACAATTCCCAAGAAGGTATAGTTCCATAAATAGTTTCAAACTCTAATCCAAAAGACAGGTTTCCTAAAACTTTAGCTAATTTATAATATCCTGGTTGAATAGGAAAATTAGCCTCTTCATAACGTTCTATAACACGCCTAGTAATCTTAGAACCATCCCAAGTATAATTTCTAATCCTTTCGCCTTGTAAAAATCTGTAATTATACTTTTTGTTAGATTTAGCTGTAGAACATTTGTCAAACATATACACTAAATTATCTTTATCTAAATAAAGATTATATTTTTTAACTAAGTCCATACTAGCTAAATAAACTTGTGCTATAGCGTCAACCTTATCATCTCCTTTCTTTTTCTTGATTTTTCCGTAAAATTGAATATATTCATCAGCAAAGACTCGTTTAGATATGTACCCGAAAATTGGGTACATATCTTTATCAAAGTCTATTACAGCTCCTTGCAAATTGGATTTTAAATCATATTGATTAGTCTCCACATTTAATGCAATGCTGGGAGAATTTATAGGATACCAACGATTTCCTATTTTAAAACAACTTCTATTAGGAATGTAAAAAGATTCGCCAATTTTCCTAGCTTTACTTTTTAATATCTCCATCCCGTCAAAAGTTTTTATAAATACTTTTTTCATTTTTTGTATTAACTTCATTTTTAATTACTAAACTTGTTCTAAAACAGTTATAATTTGATCTATAGCTGTCTTATGCTCTTGAAAAGTTTCTTCATCATCTTGTACTAATTTACTAATTTGACCTTTTGCCTCTTTTAATGAGGTAGACATGTCAATTTTAGTTTTTTTATTCTGTTCAGATAAAGTATTTAAATATTCATCAGATAGTAATGGTAATTGATTACCTAGTTCTACATCAGCATAAGTATTAGAATCTTCTGGATCTAATATGTTATACATCTCTTGACTACAGCAAATTAACGCGCTATCATCTTCATCTAAAGTTTTAGCTTTATCTAATACAGCAATAAGATAACCACTATGCATAACATAAGTCCTATCGCTAAATAAAGGAGAATAGAATCCATGACAAATTGTACCTCCTTGCATATAAATATTTGTATGCGTAGATTTAACAAAACTTAAAGAGAACTCTTCTAGAAGATTAGTCGTAGGAGACATTGTAATTCCAGTCAAGCTTTTTCTTAGAGCTTGTATACATGCAGCATAACTTGATTCGTCTTTAAATATAATACCTTCATAAACGACAAATTGTTTTACTGATTCTCCATCTAATAAATCTTTAGCATAAACACGGTCATTAGTTTCCATATCAATATGTATACGTTCCGGATTAGCAATCAAATTATTATCACCTATCAGTCTTTCTCCAACGTAATATTTACCCTTATAAAATACAATTTGAGTATAAGGTAATCCTATTCGTTTAGGTTCTTTAGAAATATCAAATGAAATATTTTTCTCCTTTTTAAGGAAATCTTTATTATCTAACATTTCTTTTAAAGTATCTATAAGATTTTCAAACTTAAGATTACTGGAATTAATAAACGTATTAGAAGAAGACGTATTTCTGGAGTAAGTAGTGGTAGTTTTTCTAGTACCTACCCCATTAGTAAAATTTTCATTTCCATTTCTAAAATAGCTATTAGCTCCTCTAGTATGATAGTCATAAGTCTTACTTTGACTTTGTTCAGTTCTATCATATTCTTTCTGGTCTATAAGCCCTTTATCTGTAGAATATATTAAAAGTTGATTACAAGGCAGATCAATAATCTTACCGTCAATATCGTGATTAATAATATTTAATCCCTCTTCTCTAGACGAGAAATAATGCTGGCCTGTACTACCTTCTATATACATATACAAAGGTCTTTCTTCTAAAGATTGTACAGAAGAGGCTGATTTTTTACTTTTACCCTTCCATATATATAACAGATTAGGATCTTTTTGCGGATACATAAATACTAAAGTAGCACTACCTTGATATTCTTTTAAAACATCAAAATGTTTTTCTGCTAAAATAGCAAATATTTTTTGGCTATCTGTTTCATAGTCTTCTACATTAACTTTGTATTTTTTAGCTAATTCGTCTATGTTATAAATAGTTCCATTATGCGCACCTATTAAAGTAGGTCTAACCTTTTTAGCTTCACTGTAAATTGTAACCGGATGAGCATTTTCATCGCTTATAATTCCTACGCTGGAGTTTCTTACGTGTCCAAAATTTATTTTGTTTTTACCATTCCAATCTTTAAGCCGGTAAGTACTGATATAATCAGTATATTCACGTTCTCTTATAGCAGAACTTCGTAATACAACGCCGTTCCAATACAACCCACAACTATCTCTCCCTCTAACTTCGTTATCCATGCCTAAGATATGCAATTTATAAATATTAGGGTCATTAGGCCCTATTGATCCAAAGATTCCACACATTTTTATTGTAATTTATGATTTACTAATTCAGGAAGCATTTCCCTGTATTTCTCTAAAGTGATTTGACCGAAAGATGGTGCTGAATTGATTTCAATAATGGCAAAGTCACATCTTCGACGTCTGTTACCGTCAGCATCTACTGCAGATTGAACTCTGACATCGCAGGCTCCTACATCTAATCCTACAGCTAATAATGCTTGAACACATCCTTGCTCAATTTCGTGCCAATTTACAGGCCTTTCAAATTGTGGATTTTCTGGTAGTATCCAAACACAATTATTATCATTCCTAAACCAACGTTGGTTTTCAGGAGTTTCTCGCCTAATCATCTTTCTACAAGAATAAAAACATCCCAAAGGAGTTACATGAAGTCTATATTCTCTATTAAAGTTTTTATAGTTTTCAAAAATATAGTTTCGTAAATTTTTATTCTGTACCCAAGCATTAAACTCTTCAATAGTATTATGCTTTTTATTTCCTCTACCACGACTACCAAATTCAGATTTAGATACTACAGGAAGGTTATTCCTTACCCAATCACGAACTTCGTTAATGTCTGCAGAATGTATATAGTTAGCTGTACTAACATTGTTTCTAGCAAAGCAATTTTTCATACGTACTTTACTAGCACTATTTCTTACTGCTTCTTCGCTATTTAAAACTAGATAACCTTCTCTAGGACGTGTAGTAGAGCCTAGATTTAGAACTGTTCTTACAGGGACCCTAACAGATCTACGTAAGGGTCTATGTGAAGGATGTCTAGACCTAAGGCTTAAAAAATATCTACCCCTATTATTTCGATTTACTAGAACAGGACGTGCAGGTCTTACCGGCCTTGCCCTTCTAATATTTCTAGGTTGAGAATTTTTGATTATAGTTGCCATATTAAAGTTTATTTTGTAAGTTATTAAAATCTCCAGATATTAATTGTAAAAACCCATAATATTCTAATTCTGCATCATCTAAATCTTCAAGATTTAAGAATATTGCAAATTTAGACGGTTCTCCAGCTAAACTAAATCTAGAATTAAGGTAAGTGAATTTATTAATATCTATTTCTACTAAACTTAATTGAAAGTCTTTGTAAAATTTTTCTAAATTGTGTAACACCCTATCACTTACAGCATACCATTCACATTTAATAGGTTTTTGTCTAGTATCTCTAGGATTAAAACATATAGAAGGTACTGTTATATTCTGGTGTACATACATAGAAAATGGAGACAGTAATACCTCATATCTTGGATTAATATTAACCCTTATATCTCTAAAGTTATCAAATCCATGTAAAGTTTGTAAAAACTTTAAGTGGTCAGATCCTGTAGAACAAAAAGAATCATAAATTAATAAATTCGTTGTTTTGGGTGATACTGTCATAACATTTTTAAGTCTATTAGCAGTTTATCTGACGCTAATACTCCATTAAGCCAATTTAATGGATTAACAGAGTTAAATATTAACGCGTAATGTAAACTAGTTAAGTAATAAAATTTTAATTCTTTAGTTGATAAAGTATTTTCTAAAAAATCTTTTACTAAAGTCTCTTCACTTATATAAAAAACATAACGACCATTTTTTTCAGCAGTCTCTTTAGTAATTTTAATAAGTAAAGAATTATCTTGCATTATTAAAACATATTGAGGATATTTTGTTCTCAAAGTTTTAAGTAAAGTATTTGCAAAGTTTACTTTTTCAGTAGAGGTTAATATTTTCATTTATTTTACTATTTGTCGTTTTTACAAATTGCTGATACAAGATATCAACTAAATTTACATCTTTTTCATTTGTGTAATATTTTTGAAAAAGTATTAAAGCAAGTTGATTAGCTTTTTCTGTCTTACCAAAAATCAAATTTGGCAAAACTCTAAATATTAAATCCGGAAAAGAATAGTGACCTGCATATTCGGGAGTATCATACCCAGGCGAAATTTCATAAAAAGAAGAAAATGGAATGTAATGTTCCCTCCTCGATTCTTGCGTTTTCACTGTAGTATTACACCAATGAAATGCATAATTTCCCATAGTTGGTACGTTATTGTCATTATGTAGATCAACATAATAATCTAACATAAAATCTAGCTTTTCTAAATCTGCGCTTGTGACATGATATAATATATCACTACTATTTGTATGAATTAATTTTGTCATTCTAAAAACATTTTTATTATTGTTTTTGTTTCTGCTTTACCATGATTTTTAAAAAAGTCAGTAATATCTTTATCGCCATCTGGTAAAAAAAACGGCTCTGTTCCAAAATATTCTGCATACATTTTACCATAACGTTTTCCTAAAGAATCATTATCAAAATTAACAATCACTTGAGAAAATCTCTCTTGTAAATCTATTAAAAATTCTTTAGGTAAGTCTTCTAATAATGTGTTTTCTGTATTTGGACATACAGCCGGTATATTATTAGACGCGTAAAATAAAACCTCTTTAGGAGATTTTGTAAAAATAACTATGTTACCTTTTTCATGTAGTTGTTCATAGCCATATAAAATTGACGAATTAAAATTAGAAATATACTCTTTAGTATTTGGTTTATAACATTTAATTCGTTGTAACCTTGGAATATAGTAACCTATAATAAAATGTTCTGGATTCCTTACCCATACAGTTCGGTAATTTACCTTAACTGAATTTAATGAGTATACATTATATTTTTTTAATATTTTAGGATCTATCCCATTACTAATAAAATAGTCTAATTCTTCGGGTCTAAAAGTCTTGTTTGTTTTGACACTGATTTCCTTTTTTTCAGGTTCAATATATTTAACTTCAACACGTTTTACATTTTGTTACTTAAAAAGGATCGAGAGAACTAAATGAAAAAATATTACTCTCAGTTCCTGGAGTATTTTCTGTATTTTCTACATTTTCCACGTCTTCTTGTTTTTCTGCCTGAATGGCTTCCTTTTTAGGTAAGGTCATTTCTGCCTTACTCTGCAATTTATTAAGTTTTTTCTGCTCTAACTTTGTTAAGTATTCTTTTATAAATTTTATATCATCTGTTTCTCGATTACGGCTATAATCTAAAACATTTGTTAAAGAGAATTGTCTATGTTCGGTATTCTTATTTTCAAAGATGACATCGTTAACATCACCACAATATAGTGTATTTAAAACACCTTTATTTATTAGGTCATCTAACCTTTCTAAAATAAATTCTTTATCAAATTGCGGTAATACGTATTCTTTTATATAAGACAATCTAACTCCAGTATAATATGTACCATTACCCTTATCGAAAGCTTCTATATGCTTAGATTGGTAACCAAGGCCATAAAAATACGAAATCAGAGCTTCATTACAAACATTTTTAATTGAATGTTTAGTAAGTTTTCGTTTAAAATTATTAATCAATTTTGTAAATTTTTGAATTATTATTTATATTTGCAGTTCGGACTATCTCATCAACCTAAAGTAATTTCCACATTTCTTTTTCCCAATCTAAAAATTTATGATATAAATCTACATCTTTAAGTTCATCTGAATTTCTCAAATCAACATGTTTTTCCATAAGTTTCATTATAGCTATTTTTAAATCAGTTGAAATTTTAGGTTGCCCATTGTTAGTCTCTACACCGTTTTGTTTCAAAAAATTATCAAATATTTCTTTCATATTTGTTTGTTTTGGATTTTCAAAAGTTCCTACATCTTGAGCATATTCATTATCCCAAAGTAATTTTCCAAATTTCCAAGCTAATTTTTTTGATTCAAGTGACGGCACGGGATTGTCTTCAATAATATTATATGTAATACCATTTTTAGCACAATATTCTTTAGCTCCAAATGCCTCAACTATTTTATTATCTAATTGATTAAAAGCATGAAGCTCTTTTATTATTTGTTGTTTTAAAGGAGTCATATTTATATTTTTAAAGAGTTTCCCCGTTATTAATTATGTTTTTTATAAAGGTGCAGCATTTCAGCATAGAAGTCTTTATTTGTTTTAGGATTTTTAAAGTCTTCTGCAATAACCTGTTTAGCCTTAGTACTAATTTTAACCGTGTCTATAATAGTCATTACATCATTAACATTACCTAAATCTGTTAACTGTTGTCTAGGTAAAGTGTCAAATAAATAACATCCTAATTGCCTTGCTGGAAAATGGTTAGAGTTATAAGGATTCTGCTGTATAATAAATAAGTTACAAGCTATATTTAGAAGTATATAATTTCGCTTATTTGGAAAAGCTTCTTTCAATTTAAATAAAAACTCAACTACTTTGATAAATTCATCATAGTTAGGAGTTCTAGTGCTAGGTTGGTTTTTAACATAACCTTCCCAAAGACATCTTACATACATACAAAATAAAGTTCTCATAACACTAGTATCTTCTTTCAAATCAATTTCTATACAAAGATCTTTATATTCTGGAGAGTCTTCTATAGTTTTGAAAGTAAAATTAAATCCTACATTTTTTAATAAGACTAAATATTTTCTAATTTGTGTTGGTGTAAAAGGAGACTTTTGAAAATATACAATTATTTTCACAGTACCCTTAAAATTACGTATTGCTGCAAAACAGATTGAGCCTTTTACAAATTTAAGCTTTCCTAATTTATAATTACATGTACTTGCCATAGTTATTTAAGTTTAAATCTGAAAGGTGATACGTATATAGTTCTGCCATTATCGTTTCTAACTTTTAATTTTCCTGTGTCTACAATTTTTGTAACTTTATAAGTTCTTCCTAAAGTTAAAGTATTTGTACCAAATGTACATATCATATTAACAGGCTTTTTAAGATTTTTTCTCTTTAAAGCATTTAAATCTCGCTTTACTTTATTTACATCATTTAAAAATTCCTGACGCCTTAAATGTTTTTTAATATATATTGAATCTAATCTATTTATATTAGCTACCAAAATATGATATTGTGGAACAGGGCCATAACCTATATGCACTTCATTACAATAGATAACTGGAAAATACTTAAAAATAACATCTTTTACATAAGCAGAACTTACATGAAAAAAACCAGTTATTCTGATGTCTTCGTAGATATGCTCAATTTCGTTTAAGATATTACGACCACCGTTACCAAAAGCCCCAATCGCATTATCGATAAGGGTCATTTTACAATTACTCGTTTCTCTTGTTTTAATAATAGTAAACATAATTAAATTATTCTGAGTTTTTTCATAATATATTACTATATTATGCCGCTAGTTTAGTTAACGGATGTGTTAAAATTAAATCATTATATATTTTTTGTAACGCTTCTGTATAAGAAATACTATACAGATTAGAAACAAAAACTATACTATCTCCAGAGGAGTGGCCAAAATCTTTATAAAAAAGATCATAGCCGTTCTCTGAAGGATATATATTGAAAGAAGGTATTTTATCCTTTCTAAAAGGACTTTTATACATCTTTCGCGGTTGAAATGAACCGTAATAAAAATTAAAAATGTCTACATCATACAAGCTGTGCCTCTTGAACAATTCTTTGGAAAGGTTCTCTGGGGGATGCGTTTGCTTTGTTGAAATTTCCATTTTCATTTTGAATATTATCGATAAATAACTCTACCATACTGGTTGTATATTCATCATAAAATTCTTCTGGATGCCACTGTACTCCAAAGATAGGTAAATTATTGTGTATAAATGCTTCTACTACAGCCTCTGATTGAGGTATTTCACGGTTTTGTCTGTTGTGAATAAATATTTGCGTAGCCAATAAATCTGTAGATAAATCGTTAAGCATAACTCCTTGATGATGATGTGAATTAACATCCATACCAAAATTCTGCGGATACACTAATTCCTCTCCATATGTATATACAGGTACATACACTTGATGGCCTTTTTCCCATCTATTTTTTGAATCAGGATGATTTCCCAAATGTTGAGTTATCCTGGAACCAAAATGAGCAGCTAACATTTGCATACCTAGGCATATACCCATAATAGGTATACCAGACTCAATATACTGTTGTAATCTGCTAATATAGAACCATTGTCTAAATAGATCTCCAGTCCCATTAAAATAGCTCGGCTTTTGTCCATAAAGACCAGGATTTAAATCAGGCCCTCCAGACAAGAACAGCATATCGATTTCTACATCTCCTACTTCAATTTCAGGAGTTAAAATTACCGGTATACCGAATGTAGAAATATATTCTAAATAAGTTTTAGATACTCCATAACTTTGTGGTCCTGTTGACCATCCTGGAATTCCTATCTTTACTTTTGACATCTTTTGTTGTTTTTTTGTTTTAAAATAAATGGAGGGAATTTCACCCTCCGTTTTCATACTTTTTACTACTTAAAATGGTAAGTCTTCACTAACCTCAGTATTACCTGGATTTGTAGGAAGATCTTCACCTGTTTCAGAAGCCGGTAAAGGTTGAAAATCATACACGTTATTTTTATCATAACGTAGTCTAGTGTTTTCAACTACTGGATACTCGCTACCCTCAGAAATAGATTCCGCGAAATACTTTAGCGGTATTCTCGTGCGGACTCCTATAGATGTCCCATCGCTTTTTAAGTATTCTTGTCCAGAAAACTTCATACGTAAGCTTTTATTTCTCAATAATTTAGCTAACGCATCTGCATAGGATTCTACATCTTTTCCTGTAGTGGCGTCAAGTTCTTCTTTTGTCACACATTTAGTAGCTAAATGCGCAATCTGTTCAAGGGAATATTTTTGAGCTCGCTCATTCATATAAAGTCTATACGAATTTTTAAACTCATCATCTTCACCTTTTAATTTAAATGTCATGTTAATGTACGGTTTATCAGGATTTTCTGAATTACCTTCTACATCAACAATTGTTACCTCTGAAATGCCAGGGCGGATATACTTTGATCCACCTTCAGCGCTGTTTATATCTTTTGTACTAAACATAATATTATACCTCTGAATTAATCTATATAAATCTTGTCCCAACTGAATTCAAAATCTTGACCTGCAAGATGTTTTGTTCTGGAACCACATACAACTTCATCACTTGTGGTAAATGATATACGTAAATTTGAATTTTCACCTCGGTACATATAGCCTATAGCATCAGCACCAGCAGCAATAATATTACGTATTTTACCGGTTAAATCTAAATCTTTTGCGGCCACTTCTTCACCTCGTTTATTAGAGATGAATTTGTCCTTTAGATGACATACAAAAATAACATTATCTGCTAATTCTGTAACAAAATTTAACCAAAATACAAATGCTTGTCGTAAATAATGATAACCACCTCCATTAGGCAGTTCTAAGACACTTTTACCTTTAAAATTCTTTCCAATAGGAGTCTGCTTATATAAATTAGTAGCGTACTCTTCACACCATTCTTCTAATTTTGTAGCAGTATCTAATGAAATATATTTATAAGGCTTGCCTTCTTTTTTAATTGTGTTACCTACTTCGTATAATTCTTTCAAACTATTTACCTCTATTTTTAAAGCATCTACAAAGTGCGTACCCTTTTCTAAATCTAGAATTAGATTATTTTCAAGAGCAGCTAGTTGTGTAGTTTTACCTGTTTTGGGAGACGAATAAATAACTAACTTACCAGGCGATTTTCTTGTCGCTTTGATAATTTTTTTTGGTAATGTAATCTCGCTCACATTATTTTGGGATAGTATCGTAAATACGTTTTAAATCTTCTGTATGAAATGATGGGGGCAATTCTTTAAAATAATTAACCGCGCCATCAAAATACAAACTGGTTGCTATAGGTTCTCCATCCCTATTATTTATAACATTCAGTTCTCTGTAATGATCACCTAGAATATCTATGTCGTAACCATTGTATCTATTAATCCTAAAACGTGAAGGATTAAATAGACCTAAAAGTAAATCGTAATCTCTTGAAACTTCTTTATTATTACCTAAACCATCAACAGACGGTTGTAGTCTATCTAGTTCAAAGTTTTTAATACCTTCTTGAGCTTGTGCTTGTTGTTGAACAGATACGATAGTATAACCATAAGTGTCTCGTAACTCTAACATATAATCTGATGAGAACACACCTAAAGTTTCCCTTTGTGTATGTTCAGGTAGATTTCTAAGTAAAGAAATATGGTCTACTATTACAATTCTAAACTCATCTTCTGGATAGTTATATTTTATACTACCATCAGCTTGAGTTATTACCTCTCCATTATTTTCAGCATATCTTTTAAGATAATTAAAAATTTCTTTAGGACTTCTTAGATGTGTTATATATTTAACACACTGTTCAAATAAAACAAAATAAGACTCTAACTTATTTATTAATCCAAGATCTTCTTCATCAATACTACGTCCTTCAAATTTAGAATCTAGTTCTAAAGGAGAAATACGTCTACCATATTTTTTATATAATAATCTTGAAATAAGTTTTTTAATCTTACTTTCTACACTAAGTTCTAAACTAAAATAGAAAATTTTTAAAGTAAAGTTTCTATGTTTTAACCAGTATTCAAAAGGATGAAAGACAAACATTTCATCAGTAAGTTGGCTTTTACCAACTTTTTGATTTGCTGTTAAGCCTATATACATCTTTCTGTCTATACCTGGTATATGCTTGCCAAATCGAGCAAAAGGAAAAGGTATAGTAACTGTTTCACCAGCGTCACTTCTCCTTTTATTAGCTTCGATTTGGCTTCTAACTTTTTTAAATATCACACATCTTTAAAATAAAGATTTTGTGACTAATCTCTATCTATAAATAAATAAACTATTACTTGCCGGCATTTTATTCTTCCTCATAATCTTCATCACCATCATTATTACGCGGATCACATTCAAATGTCCATAAATAAATTTGATTTCCAGAATTAGGATTTCTAGCTTCTACGCAAGTAATTGATCCTTCTGTAAAAACTTCCATAATTTCCGGAATAAAGGCATCTACAGTTGTACTACATAGAACAAATGCGAAATCGTCCTGTCCTGTATAGACATTCTGTAAAATATATTGTAAGAACCTTGTAACAAGAATTATCTTTGCTTCTAAATCTAATCCATAGTTATCACCAATACGAAGTAGATTATTTACACAATTATTAATACCTGAAATTGAACTAACTCCGCAACTTATATGAAGATGAGCTTGGGTAAAATCAAATGTTTGTGTTATTAGTACCCTATTAATTACAGCATTTAGCGTCATATTAACTGGTCTTGCCGCCACCTCTTCTGCACCAACTGTGTGTGAAAATGTAAATGTTTGCATAAATTGTACATTATCCGGTACTGGAGGAGGAGGAGGAGGAGCAGGCCTTGCAGCCGGTTGGCGTCTAAATAGATCTTTATGATATCTTTGAACTTTTAAATTGTCATTTGTTAAGGTAATATAATTACCTTCTTGAGTACCTTCATAAGCTCTATCAGTTGTTAAAGCATAATTTTTAGGATTTCTACAAATAAATGTTGGCATTTTAAACTTGTTTATAGTTTGTTATTAAATTGTCAGAATCTCCGCTTGAAACTCTATCACAAAAATCTGCTAAAGTGCTTTTTTGATCTTTAGAGATAAAATTAGAAGCAGTTTGTATATAACTATATCCTTCTCTCTGACGTTCAGAAAGATACAATTCAGTAGCTTTAAATATTAAATCTTTATCGATTTTATATTTTTTCATAACCTTAATCATCTTATTATGAATATCTATTGTATTTGATCTTACAGGATATCCACCAGATTTTACTCCTTTAGGCCATAGATTTCTCCAATCAGTAATCCATGTCTCCTTAGGAGGGATTTTAGGCTGTTCTAAGCTAAATAAATCAAATTTTGGGGCATCAGTACATTCTTCTAATAAAGTTGTCCCTGAGGCCGTTACATAAAGGTTTTTAAAAAGGTAAGGATCCGTAAGATTCTTCTCTTTTAGCGCTATCCAATTTTTTCTTAATAGAAATTGATAGTCTGTTTGTAGAAATGGCTCTATTTTTTCGTATAAAACCTTTTCTTTCTCGTTTTTTAGATAAAGAAGGTAAAGCAGATATAAACTCTTTATATCGATGCGGTATTTCTCTATCTCTGTAAAATTTATTTTCAATTTTTTCTAATTCAAGAGAATATTTTTCTTTTTTATATCCTTCTTCATCTAAAATATCTAAATCTATATTAGGAAAAATGTTAATATTTTTATTCATTAACTACCTTTATCATATAATCTAGAGTATACTTATCTTGAATAGAGTCATTATGCATAACTTTCGAATAACGTTCTGCTAAAGGAAAGCCTTTATACCTACTATTAGCACTTATTTTTCTAATAACCAATTTGTGTACAATAGCACAATGATTGATACGTAGATATTCTTCTTCTCCTAATGACTGTATAGCTTTAAAAAAAGTCTTTTCAGTAAGAGTAGGATAGTAATATAAACATAAATTGTACAAATCTGCGATACTTCTTCGCTTTCCATTTACACATTGTTTTATTCCACTTAGATAATAAGTTGCTGGCGCGCCTCTTTCAAAATAATTATAAATAAAAGATTTTACGCTACCGATAGCTTTTCTAGGAGGAGCTTCCTTCGATAAACATAATAAATTTTTAAAAGTAGGTTTTTTACGTTTTAATATTTTTGATGGCATTTTAAGTCATTTTTATAAGTTTTTAAAAAGGTATTTCTTCCTCAGTTATTTTTTCAAATAGTTTGAAATCTTCCGAAGTTAAATATTTGCCTAACTCTTTTCCATTAACCAGTTTTTGATCTTTCGTTAACTTTATATATGGAATTGTTGCGCATACAGTTGCCCACATAATCTTTATTGGATTTCCAAGTAAAGTGTACGGCGAAACAACGATACTACGTGATTTAATTTTTAAACTACGTACATCTATGTTTAATTTATCTGCTGCATAAGGTATTAACTCCTTTCCTAAACTAAGTTTAGGAGGTAAAGAGTCAGGACATAATAATGAAGGAAGTTCAAAAATGTTATCTAGACCTCTCTTTTTTACTATTAATACGTCATAATTACCTTTTGAAGTATTAAACATTTCAACTAAAAATACTATGCCTCCTCCTACTAGTTTTTCATCATGAAATGTTGTTTTAATATCCGGCTGAGTTATAGTCATAATATTTAAAATTTATAAATTTGTAAAACTCCATCACATCTGTTAGTAATAACATTTGCAATCTTTTTTTTACGGTTATTAGATAATGAATTATAATGTACTTCATAATCTTTTGGCACAGTTACTTTCAAGATTTTTCTTGTAGCTTTTGTTTTAAAAAACTTAAATTTTATAAAGATATTATGACTATAATAAGCTTTACCATATAAAGCTATTGAATCTCCTTCTACAACTACTGCCGTTATCTGTACTGTTACTTTTTTCTTAGCCATATTTTTAAAGTTTTTAGAATTGGTGTCCGGAGGTTTCGCTGCCATCAACCTGTTTGTCCCAGTAATCAGTATTATAATTAGGAAGTATATCAAACCTATCCAAAATAACGGGATTATTATTGATTCTTGCATCATTAGTTTTTTGTTTAGATTTAGATCCGATAGATTGAATAGTTCTTAATTTTACTAAAAGCTTAAAACCTTTAGAATATAAAGAACTTTCGACTATTTCTGCTTTCCATATCTCATTAATAAAAACAGGTCTAATTTTTATAGAAATAGTGTCATTTAATGTGTAAGGTAATCCTAATTCTTTAAACTGTAAAAGTTTAACTTTACCTATATATTTCTCCTTTGTTTGAGGAAAAATAAATGCATCTACTATTTCATTTTCTTTATATCTCAAGTCTTCTGCTCCTCAAAAAAAGATTCTAATTCTAAAGTAACATATTTAGAGTCGTTTAATATAGGTACTATACTATCTACATTAGGATATAAATGTAATCCATTACTTAAAATTAATGGTGAAGTAACTACATCAAAAACTCTATAAAATTTACCTGTAAAAAATATTTGATCTGCAGTGTATGTTTCAGTTCCGGAAAAAGTATCAAAAATATACTCATCTTCTTTATCTAAAACCTGTTTTCTATAATCTACTACAGATTTAAATAAATCATTTAGATCAGTAACATTTTCTAAATCTATCGAATCTAATATACTATTGTAAAAGTCTAAAAACTCTTCACTAATTGATACTAGATTTTTGAAAGTAGTAATCTCATTATGAGAATCTACTTCAGTTATTTCGATTTCTAGCCAAAGTTCGTCTGATAATTCTATCATAAATTAATGTCTTTTCGTATTTAACCATCTATCTACTTCTGCAATTTCTTCCGGAAAGGATGAGGTATAATACATTTGATAAAATCTTTTTTTCCACCTCTCTTCATATTTATTTAGAGTAGGATTTTTAAATTGTTTTGAATTATTGGGCCAATATTGTTCAATATAAAATCTAGTAGTGGGATTTACATCCCCTTTTAATTTTTGTTGTTGAGTTTCTACATCATAGACTAATCTAGCATTTTTATAATAGATTAATTTACCTGCTTTATTGGTTACCCATCTGAGTCCGTCTTTTGTATAAGACATTCCCATAATTCTGTGATCTTTTTTGTCGCGTAATACGTACATAATTATTTCTTACCATAAACCGCTGCATTTTCTATCTTCTTTTCTATCTGTACTTTTCTGGGCGCTGTATTTATATCGTTTTTTATTATTTTTAATTGAGAACCTTCGTATGTAATTTTAAATTTGGTATCACTCACCTTAACAGGTAGAGTACTTTCTTTTTCAGAATGCGTTACTGGTTTAATAGTTAACGCAGAAGTGGCTGAAAGCCCAAAACTTAAAATGTGTTTTGCTAAAGCTTCTCCGGTTAATAAATTTTTTTTTATTAGTAATTTATTGAATAAAGAAGGTATTAATTCTTCTGTATTATTCTTTAAATTAAAATTTGTTTGTAATTCCTCAATAACTTTAGGCCATAGGATAAAAGTTAAAAAAGAAATTAATTCTATAGTTACCTTTTTAGTTGATGATGGGTCATCGTAAATAAATACTAAATGACCCGATGTATCACTATCAGGCGGTTCTCCAAATAAAATTAATTTACCTGGGAACATTAAAATACACAAATCAGATATTTTGTTTAAAGTTTCTTTACTAATCGCAAAATATTCTGGTATATTATAAATATTCATTAGCTTTTAATTTTTTAATAGTGTCTTCAATAGACACAATTTGAATATTTCGTGAATTTTTAATAACTATCAAGTTTTTATCATTTAAAAAGTTAATAGTATATCTAGGGTTTAGTTTTCTTATTTCATCTAATAGTTTGTTATTTTTTTGGTTATTTATTAAAGTTTCCATTTTTGTATTAAGGTGATCGATTATTACGAATCATTACGGCACTTTATTTAAGTTACGCAGCTTCTTCTGCTTCTAATTTAATTAGTTGTCTTGGTTGTTCCGGTTGTACTAACTGTTCTTGTGTAATATCTTCTACAAAACGGTTTAAAGTTAATCGTCTTGTATCTCGAATTACTTTTTCTACAATAGTGCCTTCACTATCTTTATGAGCAATTGCTTCAAGTAAGATTGAAGGGTTTATCCGTGCAAGTAGTTCTTGTATAACATTATTCACATTTCTATGAAATTTAATATTAGAATCTCTCCTAAAACTAAATACAGGATTTATCACTGCTCTATCATAAGCTATAGCGTTACCGAACTTTTTCTTATAAATATATTTTTTAGCGCATACAGAAATCCCAACATCAATAATGTTTGTATTTTGATTTAATATTGCACAAAAAGTAATCCGTGATTTTCCTGGTAAAATAGATTGAACAAAAGTCTTCATAATGAAAAGATTAATTAGTTATTAAAATAGTTCCATGCCATTTTCCAATAGGCATATTTTGGTTTATTAATAAGTCTACCTTATTAGTCCAACGATGGTGCATTCTATCTTCAAAATACCACCACCCATCATAAAGTGTTCCTGTTACATAAACACTGTCTCCAAATTCAAGATTATAGTTATGTTCTAAATCTCTTGAAAGTGCTAATATTCGGTGATGATATTGATCGTTATGATTAATATTAAAACCACTAGCTGTGATAAATGGAGTATCATCACATTGTTGTTTTGTAGCATTATATACAGTAATAATTACTGAATTACTCTCAATAGAGAATAATGCTAAAAATAAATTTACAATAAAAATAAACATAATGTTTGATTTTAAATAAAAATGAAGGGGTAACCCTATCCCCTTCTGGGAGTCTTTATCTTGACCAAAGCAGGGCTTTTTTTACATAGTGCCCTAAAACTATCTGTGTTATTCTGGTGTATAAACTTGTATTTTATGTTTTCCCATAAAAACAACCTTTACTGGAATAGTTTTTTTAGTAGTTTTTTTCTTTTGAAAAGGTTCAACAATTTTATTACTTAATCCTTGTAAACTTAGATTAGGTCTGCGATCTTTCATTTTCTCAAAGATTGAAAAATCTTCTTGATTTAAGGCAAATAGTTCCATAATTTTATATTTAAATGATAATTTTTTTATTCGTATTTAACTAAATGAATGACGATATAGTACTGATAGGCAGGTTTATATGATTTGATTCTCCAATATCATTAGGCCCGTCATCATAGTATTCTCTTACTTCGTAAATTCTCATAACTTATAATTTTTCCCCCAGTAAAAATAAAAAAGTTACTGGAGATGCGATAAAATCTATTGAAGTAATTAAAGATTTATTTGGATATCTATTTCTTAAATATCCTGCCATTAGTGGATAACTAATAACAATGTAAAAAAATAATAATTTTGTCATATTTTGGCTTATTTATACTTGTTTAAAAAAGGAAAGGCTACTTAATTCACCTCTCCTTACTATTAACCCTAAACCCTTTTTAGGTATTTTTAGCTACAGCCCAAACTCTCACCGCAGTTAAGACACTTATAACAAGTACCATTCCTTACAGTTATGTGACCGCATTTTGGACACGCGGGCGAATCGGAGTTTTGAACTAGCTCAAATTTGTTTGTTTCTTCTACTACTATAGATTCATTAGGGATATGAACCATAGTTTGATCGTTTAAATATTCATTAGCCAATAATCTCATAACAAAATCTACAACACTGGTTGCAAATTTAATTTGTGAATGACCTTGCACTATACCGGAAGGATCGAATTTAGAGAAAGAGAACTTGTCTACGTAATCTTTCAGCGGTACACCGTGTTGTAAACCTAGTGATATAGAAATAGCAACTGTATTAAGTAATGACTTAACTGTAGCTCCTTCTTTGTACATATCAATAAATAGTTCACCTAATGTACCGTCATCGTATTCTCCGGTCCTAATGAATATGGTTTGTCCATTAATTTTAGCTTTCCATGTATATCCTTTACGTTTATTTGGAAGCTTCTTTTCTTTAGGAGGAATGAATGTAGAATCGGTTTCTTCCTCTTTTTTAGAATTTAATGGTTGAGATAATTTACTACCATCTCGATAAATTGCGATTGCTTTTACACCACTTTCCCAAGCCCTGATATATATATCAGAAATATCTTTTACTGTAGCTTCGTTAGGAAGATTTACAGTTTTAGAAATAGCTCCAGAAATAAATGGTTGTACAGCAGCCATCATATCAACATGCGCATTTGCATGTATATAACGTTCTCCATTACCACATTTATTAGCGCAATCAAATACTGATAAATGTTTAGGGTTTAAAATACTACCTTCAAAATGTTGATGTTCTTTAAGATAATCTAATAGAATATCAATTTCCATTTCATTATATCCTAAAGTTTGTAAAGCAGTTTTAACACTATTGTTAGCTAATTGGATATATCCTCCACCTGAAAGTTTTTTATATTTCATTAAGGCGAAGTCAGGCTCAATACCTGTTGTATCGCAATCCATTAACAATCCAATAGTACCCGTTGGAGCAATAACTGTAACTTGGGCATTACGAAATCCAGATTTGGTTCCATGCTGTATTGCCAAATCAAATTGGTGCTCGATCATATTATGAAGTGGAGTATCTAGAGGGTATTCTAATCTACCCCATTCTTCATAATGATCTTGAACAATAGAGAGCATTGTTGCCCTATCTTCTGAATCTACATGACCAGGAGCCATGCCAAGTTTTTCAGCCATTAAAGCTGATTGTTTGTATGCAGTTGCCTGCATTAAAGCTGAAATTTTAGCTGCAAAATCTCTAGCTTCTTTACTATCATATGCAATACCTTTTGTCATTAACAATGCGCCTAAGTTTGCATATCCTAAACCTAGTGTACGATATTTATATGATAGTTCTGCTACTTCTTTACTTGGAAATTGTGCCATAGCTACTGATATTTCTAATACAGTAGTCCACAATTCTGTAGCATGTATAAAACCTTCCACATCAAATTCTAAATTCGGTTTTAAAAACTTTTTAAGATTTAATGACGCAAGATTACAAGCAGTATTATCTAAGAACATGTACTCGCTACATGGATTAGATGCATTGATACGTCCTCCTTCTGGTGATGTGTGCCATTTATTAATAGTGTCATCATATTGAAGACCAGGATCTGCTGATTTCCAAGCAGCTTCACATATTAAATCCCAAATTTCTTTAGCACTTTCAGTACTATAAACTCCTCCATCTGAACGATTTATAAGATTAAAAGTACTATTATTTTGTACAGCTTTTAAAAACTCATCAGAAACTCTTATTGAATTGTTAGAGTTTTGTCCTGATACTGTTCTGTAAGCTTCTCCTTCATAATGTGAATCATAACCATAATCGATAAGTGCTTGAACTTTTGTTTCTTCATTCATTTTCCAAGTAATGAAATCTTTAATTTCTGGGTGGTCTACATCAAGACAAACCATTTTGGCTGCTCTTCTAGTTGTACCTCCACTTTTGATGGCACCTGCAGCAGCATCACCAATTTTGAGGAAAGACATTAAGCCTGAAGAAGTTCCACCTCCAGATAATTTTTCACCTTTCCCTCTTAAATTAGAGAAATTACTTCCTACCCCTGAGCCATATTTAAAAATACGTGCTTCACGAGTCCATAAATCCATAATTCCTCCAGAATTGACAAGATCATCATCAACACTAAGAATAAAGCATGCATGTGGTTGAGGTCTTTCATAAGCTGATTTAGACTTCACTACAGCATTTGAGTCAGTGTTGTAATAATAATGACCTTGAGCTTTTCCTTTAATACCATATACATGATATAGTCCGGTATTGAACCATTGAGGACTATTTGGAGCAGCCATTTGATTAAGAAGCATATAAGCTAATTCATCTTTAAAGATTTCAGCCTCTTTCTTCTTAAAATAACCTTCCTTAAGTCCCCAATGAGTCCAAGTCTCTGTTAAGCGATGTACTACTTGTTTAATACTTGATTCAAATTCAAGTTCTGGTACACCAGCTTTTCTAAAATATTTTTGGGCTAGAATATCAGTAGCAACCTGACTCCACCCTTTTGGTACTTCTACATTATTCATTTCGAATACGATAGAGCCGTCTATATCTTTAATAATAGATGTTCTAATGTCATATTCAAACATATCATAAGGTGAAATACCTTCTTTTGTAAAATGTCTTTTTAACAAATTGTATTTTTATGATTGTACTCAACCATAAATATTTTTAAATTAGGCATGATTGTAATTATATTGCCTGTTGAAATTAGCTTGTCTACGCTTCTTTTTTTTGTAAGATTTGCTATCTTTAGCTCTAATTACATTTGAATTCCTTTTACCCCAACGCATACCATCCGGCGTCATAAATACTGAGTTTTCAGGTAAGTCATTGACATCAATAGTCTTACTAGTTGTCTTTTTAAGCCTTAATCTTTTAAAAAACTTAGCAAAGTTGAAAAAGTTTAAGAATGAGTTAGTTAATGATTTAAGTTTCATTGTTAATACTTTTAAGAGTTTGTAAATTATTTCTAGTCCAGACACAATAATTAGTTAAGGTATCATGTACTTGAGCATAAGAATCTCCCATGAACCTATTTAACTGTAACGCGGCAAGTATTGCTTCTTGTACAGAGCTAAACTTAGTAGCTTCTTCTTTATTTGTTTTTAAAGAATAGATGCGGCTATTTACAGTTAAATAAGAATTGTCATGAGTAACATAAAACTGTTGATTCAACATGTATTATTTTAGGTTTTTAATCTTCCGTTAAAAAATCGTCATCAGGATCGTGAGGCTTTATTAAATTGTAGCCAATCCATATAAAGAAAATAATTACAGTGCCACAAACTACGCCTGAGCATATGACTGCAATTAATTCTGTTGTATTATTGATTTCCATAATAATTTTAAAGGTTTAAAGAGTGTCTGAAGAACTTTTATACAATAAAATGAAAAATAAAATACCGGTAATACAACCAGCTATAAGGACACTTAGTCCTACGATTTCAAAAATTGCCATAGTGTTAGGATTTTATACATTAATTATCTGATTCTGGTAAATTCTCTCCTTCTGAAATAATAATTTCTGTTTTTTTAATACCAATTACTTGATAATTAGGATGAGTTTTGCTTAAGTTTTTTAATGAAATAAATGTTGCTCCGCTAGTTTTACTTTGCAGTAAATAGTGAGTAACAATTGTTGATAATGTTATCATAAGTTAAAGTTTAAAAGTAAAGTAATACTAATAATGCTGACATTCCGAATAACATTATCATTAACATATGTTCTCTAAAGCGATACATAAGTACTGTTTGTTTATATACCCTCCATGCTAATCTGATAGTTAAGATGAAGGCTATACCTGAAGCCAGTATAAAAAGTTCTTTATTTCCTGTCCTTAAATAAAGCAGTACTGGAGTAAAAATGATTAAAAAATTAGCGATTAAATACATAATAAATGTTTTAAGGTTAATAAAAGGTTATAATTTAGAGTTAGAAATAATATCTTTACTTTCTAAGGTAAGTTGACCTAGTTCAGGATGTTTACAATTAATTACTGTGTAAGAGTAATCTATTACAACAGAAAAACCAATATCATAATTTATGGAACTACCAATGTGACTGTCTGATCTTCGGTTCCAATCAATGCTACTTGTGCTAAGTCTAAGTAGCCTCTTTTTAATTGTTGTTGGCTTAAAAGATACTACTACAGCTTCTTGTTTTTTAATTAAAATCCTAAGAATCATTAGCTGTGACACGCCAAACAGTCACACGTTGTACAGGATTTAGCCTTCTGATACTAATGATTTTAGGATTATATAAAAACTATATGTCCATTCCAATGTGGGTATTTCTTTTTTCCATGTTAATTATTTATAAGTTTTCTTTAATCCAATTAATATTATCTATAGATGCTGTAATGCTGTGTTTATCAGGTTGCCATTTACCATCTCGTAACATTTCAAAATCTTCTATTAGATTATCTAATCTTGAAATAATATTTGATTTCTTATTCATAGAAGTAATATTGACAGTATTGTTTTTGTTTAGTTTAAGGAATATTTTATCCATCATTAAACATTCTTCTTCACATTTACAATTAGGCATACATATTCTATCTTTAATTAGACCATACTCAACTTCCCACTCTTCATTAGGATTTTTAACAAACTCTTCTAAAAATGTCTGTGAAACTTGTGGTATACATGTTCTTAACGAAGGTGTTTTACAACTCATTTTATGTTCACCATCTTCCATCCCACACATACTACATTTAGTTAGTTTAGGGTTATTAGCTGCTATGATTTTTTTAGCTCCAGCAGGTATAACCCAATCTGTTTTATGAGAATGAATACTATCGGAAACCTCCATATTTTTCACCAACTGCATAATTAAGTGACCTTGTTGTTCCATTTCTACATAAAACCAATCACCTTCCTTAATAGGCTCTACATCTGAAGTTACATAAATGTAAGCTGTTTCAGAAGGATCTACTTTTTGATGAGCTATTAGTTTACCTTCTTCATAAGTATAAAAATACCCATAAGGTAATGCTATTATGTTTATTGGTTGTTTCATAGTGTTTAATTTAAAATTTAAAAATCCTCTGTCATTATAAAACCCTTTCACAAGCAGTTGTTTACTTGTTTCATTGGCACTTGGGAATAATTCATTATAGTTGTCAGCTATAATATACCCTTTTTACTTTTTGTAACTCTCAGAGCTCTACAAGATTGTACATTCTTCTAAAGATGATTGGATAACAGAATCAACCTGTTGCAAGAACATTTAGTCCATAATCTTATTGACATATAAGATTTGGGTTTCATACAGCTATTCTTACTTTAACTGTACTAGGCTAGTCGCCACCATTCTAATTATTCAACATCATCTGCAGCAATATATGCTAGACAGATAATTATAGTGTAATATAAAATGAAAAATACAATCCCAGGAATTGAATAATCTTGTAGATTGTATAATTCTCTTCCATCACCTCCAACAAAAAAGAAAGATAATAGATGTACAACACATCCTAAAATTAAAACTCCAAAAAAAGCAAATGCTTGTAAGGCTTTCATAATATAATATTTAAAGGGTTTAAAGATGAACTCTCACAAGGTTGCAATCCTTGACTATGGCAATCTATTTTTATTTGCCACTATTGTGTGCCGAAGCATCTTAGATTCTCCTGCAATTGGATGAGAGTTTTTTGTTAAAAATGGACGGTTTCCTACATAGTGTGCTATTTCCGCCCTATACCCCGCATCTAGGGCCGCATTGTTGTTCACCTTATGCTAGTGACCTTCACGTCTGCTCACGCTCCGAGATAAAGGCTTTTGTTTAGACAATATGGTACTTAATACATCAATGCTTACATAAATAAGTCATTAACATTCTCAGTAAGTTTCATCATGAACGCCGATCTGCCTTACGGCCAGCATTCATTCCACAAACTAAGCGTATTGCAAGGCAACACCATTAATCTACCATGTCAGTGATACTAAAAATAGCATCACCCTGTGGTTTTGTCCGGAACCACCAGTACTCAGTTTACAACCATGTTTAATCCCTTGAACTTGAGTATAAAAGCAGGGCATGTGCTGAAAGAGACAGCATCTCAACCATTATTTTACGCTGACACGAAGGTTATATGGATAAACCAATTAATTATGTAGTTTAGGCTATATATTAATAGCTTGGTGAATTTGTATTTGTGAGAATAAGTAGAAAAAGGTATGGATAGTTCCTGCTACCAAAACATATAATCTCTCTCAACCCCCAATAACACTGAGTTATAAGGAGATGTGGTGAGAAATGTGAGTTATAGTAGAAAACTTTCAATCCAACGAGCAAGGGAATTAAGA